ATGGAGCGGTTGCTACTCTGTTCAACGCCACAGAGCCCGATCAGCTGCGCGGCCCTCAACAAGATCTGGCTTGGTGTGATGAGCTGGCCAAATGGCGATACGCCGAAGAGACATGGGACATGCTGCAGTTCGGACTTCGGCTTGGCTCCGATCCTCGCCAGCTTATCACGACGACGCCGCGGCCAATTGCTCTCCTGCGAAAAATCATGGCGGATAAGCGCACAGTCATCACGCGCGGATCGACGTTCGACAATGCAGCCAACTTAGCCGGCAGCTTTCTTGCCAACATTCGGCAGAAATACGAAGGGACGCGGCTTGGTCGGCAGGAGCTTAACGCCGAAGTTCTCGACGATGTGCCAGGCGCCTTGTGGACTCGAGAAATCCTCGACAAGAGCCGCCGCAAGAAAGGCGACAAGCTGCCAGACATGCAGCGCGTGGTGGTAGCCATCGACCCAGCTGCTAAGAGCCAGGAAAACGCAAAAAGCGACGGCACAGCAGAAACAGGAATTATTGTTGCTGGCCTTGGCGTCGATGGGCGCGGCTACGTTCTGGACGATCAATCCTGTGCTCTGAGCCCTCAAGGATGGGCGCGCAGGGCCGTTGGTTGCGTTGATATCTGGTCTGCTGACGCCATCGTCGTCGAGACCAACCAAGGCGGCGATATGGTGCGCGAAGTTATCCGCGCGGTTCGCGACACCGTCGCAGTCATCGAGGTACACGCATCCCGCGGGAAGGTAACCCGCGCTGAGCCTATCAGCGCCCTATATGAGCAAGGCCGCGTTTCCCACGTCGGAGCGTTTGCGGACTTGGAAGATCAGATGGTGCTGTTTACCCCAATGGGCATCGCTGGCGCCACAACCGGCGACCGTGCGGACGCGCTGGTGTGGGCGTTGACCCAGCTGTTCCCGTCGCTGATCGTGAAGTCTGATGCTTATGACTGGTCGGACGCCTTCACCGGCAACGGTGGCGGCTCCGGCTGGCTGCGAATGTAGAAAACCATTCCGCGAAGTGTCGCCGATCCCCGGCCTGACACTTGGACATGAGGAATTAAATTCTCTTGGCCGACTACGGCAAGCCCTCCAAAAAGCTATCCGCGAACGAGCAAGCCGCCATCGTCAAAGAGGCGCGCGAGTTCATCGAGGATTCATGGACGCACGACCGCGACAACCGGAGGGATTCGGCGTCGGATCTGTCGTTCTTGGCCGGTAACCAGTGGCCCGATGCCATCCGCCGTGAACGTGAGGCGGCCAACCGCCCAATGCTGACGTTCAACCGCCTGCCTCAGTTCGTGCGACAGGTGACCAACGACATCCGGCAGGCTGAGTTCTCAATCAAAGTGGCGCCCGAGGACGACGGTAGCGATCCCGAGCTTGCCCGCATCTATGATGGTCTGATCCGTCAAATTCAGTACCAGTCGAGTGCACGCCACGTCTATGCGCAGGCCGCAGAGCACCAGGCATCGTGCGGGATTGGCTGGTTCCGCATCTGCTGTGAATACCCCGACGATAGCGCGTTTAACCAGGAAATACGCATCAAGGGGATTCGCAACCCGCTATCTGTGTACGATGATGCGGGCGCCGTCGAGCCGGATAGGTCCGACGCGATGAAGCGCGCGATTGTCGAAGTGTGGCCGAAAAAGGCGTTCAAGGCCAAGTGGCCAAAGGCGCAGGACGTGTCTGTAGACGTTCCGACCAATGACAACACCAATGATGGGGCCTTTTTCTGGGCAACCACCGACACCGTGCGCGTTGCCGAATACTGGCGCAAGGTTCCGGTCAAAAAGACTATTGCTCTACTCAGCAGCGGCGAAACGATCGACATCACCGGCAAGGGGGAGGCCGAGCTAGGTTACTTCCCGATCGAGCGCACGCGCGAAGTGGAAAGCCACAGGATCGAGAGCTACATCGTTTCTGGCTCTGAGGTGCTTTCGGGGCCGAGCGAGCATCCCGGTTCATATTTTCCAATCGTGCCGGTCATCGGCGGCGAGTTCCCGCTGGAAAATCGCACGTATCGATACGGCGTGATTCGGTTCGCGCGTGATCCTCAGCAGCTCTACAATTTCTACCGCACAGCCACGGCTGAGGCGATTGCGCTCGCGCCGAAGGCGCCTTACGTCGCCACAGCCGACCAGATCGGCCCTTACAAACAAATGTGGGATACGTCGCACACGACGAACCGCCCGTATTTGCTGTATAAGCCAGATCCCAACGCTCCGGGAACCAAGCCGCAGCGCGAAGCCCCTCCTGCATTGCCTGCCGCGCTCATGCAAGAGGCTCAAATTGCCTCCGACGACATGAAGAATGTCACCGGCATTCACGACGCGGCCCTGGGCAAGCAAAGCAACGAAACGTCAGGTGTAGCCATTGGCCGGCGCCAGATGGAGTCTGACGTTGCCAATTACCATTTTGCGGACAACCTTCATCGCGCGCTTGAGTACGCCGGTCGGGTGCTGATTGACCTCATCCCGAAAATCTACGACAACGAGCGCGTCATCCGTCTGATGGGCGAAAGCGACGACACCAAAGAAGAATTTGTCCCCATCAATCGTGTGGTCATGGGCATGGATGGTGTGCCGGTGACGATGAACGATCTTTCTGCGGCGCGCTTTGATGTGCGCGTGAAGGTCGGCAAGAGCTATACGACGCGCAGGGCCGAGGCTGCAGACAGCTTGCTGCAGTTCGTGGGCGCTGTTCCCGCCGCGGGCCAAGTCGCGGGCGATCTCATTGCCAAGAACTTTGACTGGCCCGGGGCCGACGAATTGGCCAAACGTCTGCGCAATCTCGTCCCGCCTCAAGTGCTGGTCGACCCGAAGAAGCCGGAGACCCAGCCGCCGCCCGACCCGATCGCGCAGCAAATGCAAGAGCTACAAATGCGCGGCGCTCAGGCCGAAGTGGCGAAGCTGAACGCCGAAGTTGAAAACAAGCGCATTGATAGTGTCGTGAAGATGATGGGCGCCATGCTGCCGCCTGAAGCGGTTGTGCAGACCTTCCCGATGCCGTTCCCTGACACAATGCCGCCAAGCATGCCGGACCAGCCGGCGATGCCTCCCAACATGCCGCCCGAAATCTCCGGTGGCGATATCGATTCCGCAGCACTGGCTCAGATGATGGGCCAGCCGCAGCCGATGCCGCCGCCTGGCTAAAGGGCGCCCGCCGCAAGGCGCATGTAACTTGAGAGATTGATCATGAGCGAATCGACCACGCTGGAAAACCCAGCGCAAGTGCCCGTTGTGTCGCCGGAGTCCAAGCCGCAGGCTCGTGAGCCAGCGCCCGAGGCCGTTAAGCCCGAAAGTGCCGAAGTACCGCAGTCTGAGGAAACACCGGACACCCCTGAGAAGCCGAAAGTACCGTTTAAGGATCGGTTCAGCCAGGTTTACGCGCAGAAAAAGCAGGCCGAAGCCGAGGCTATGATGGCCAGAGCCGAAGCACAGCAGCTGCGCCGCGAGCTGGCTGAAATGCGGTCCAAGCCGTTGGATCAAATGCCGTATGAAGATCAAGATGATCTTCGCGTTCGGGCCGCAATCAAAGAGGAAAGGCTGGCAGAGAAGGAAAGCGAGGCACAACGTCGCGAATGGCAGGCACACGATGCCCGCGCAGCGACGTTTCAAGCGAAGGTGAGCGAGGCATTGCCTCGAATGCCAGATCTTGTCGAGGTGTTCTCAACCATTCCTCTGTCGGACTTCGCTGCCGATCTAATTGCAGAGAGCGAGAAGGCGGCCGAGATCGCTTATTATCTCGGCAAGAATCCGCAAATCGCCCGGAACATTTACCAGCAGCCGCCGCATCTTCAGGGCGCAGAAATCGCGCGCATCGAGGCCCGCGTCAGCGCGGCGCCGACCGTGCGCAAAACCAGTAAGGCACCCGCACCCGCACCGCTTCTGGGAGGTTCATCGTCGCCCGGGGTCAAAGACCCTGCCGACATGAGCATGGAAGAGTACAGCGCTTGGCGGGCTGGCAACACAAAGGCTTGATGAGCTATGCCGAACACGACATTGACTGCGGACATCGTCGCCAAAGAGGCGCTGGTGATCCTCGAGAATGAGATGGGCTGGGCTAAGAACCTGCACCGCGCCCATGAGGAAGAGTTTACCAACCGCGTCAACGGCTACAAGGTGGGCGAAACGATCTCGATTCGCCGCCCTGCTGACTTCACCGTTCGTACCGGTGCCACGTTGTCCGCGCAGGACGTGATCGAGGGCAAGACGACGCTGACGGTCGATCAGCAGATCGGCGTCGACTTTCAGTTTACGAGCACTGAGCTGACGCTCAAAATCGAGGATCTTTCAGAGCGCGTGATCAAGCCGGCAATGTCAAGCCTGATCAACCACATGCACAACGACGTGCTGACGCAGATGTATCGCGGCGTCTACAATTGGGTGGGGACGCCAGGCCAGACCATTAACAGCTTCGCTGACTTTGCCGAAGCGCCAAAGCGGCTGGATACCATGGCGGTTCCGACATCACAGCGCACGTCGGTACTGTCGCCAGCCGATCATTGGGGCCTCGTTGGCAACCAGACCAGCCTATACATCCAAGGCGCTGCCAATTCGGCCTATCGCGATGGGTCGCTCGGCAACGTCGGCGGCGTGGCAAACTACATGAGCCAGCTTGTCCCCATACACACCGTGGGGCCGCTTGGTGGAACGCCGCTCGTCAACGGCGCAACGCAGAATGTCACCTACGACACTGCAAAGAACACCTGGACGCAATCGTTGATCACGGACGGCTGGACGGCTGCCGCAGCGGCTCGCGTAAAGGCTGGAGACGTGTTCATCATGTATGCGGCCGGCACGTCTGGCGCTCGTGTGAAGATGGTCAACCCGAAGACGAAACAGGTTACCGACGTAGACCAGCAGTTTGTCGTGACATCAGACGGCTCGTCGGACGGTTCTGGCAACCTCACGCTGACGATATCGCCGCCGATCATCACCAGCGGCGTGCACCAGACCGTCAACGTGGTTCCGGCCGACAACGCCGGCCTGACGTTCACTGGCACGGCAAGCACGACCTATCCTCAGAACATGGTATTCCATAAAAACGCCATGGCGCTGGCGATGGTTCCGATGGAGATGCCACAGGCCGTCTACAACGGCTCGCGCCAGTCGTACAAGGGCATGAGCGTTCGCGTCATCCCGATCTATGACGGCACGAACGACATCAGCAAGTGGCGCCTTGACGTCCTGTACGGGCGCAAGCTGATCGATCCTCGCCTCGCAGTCCGCGCCAGCGGCACGTCGTAAGGGGTCTGATTGATGGCAACCGTTGCAGATATCGTGATCAGAGCGCTGCGACGGCTGCCATCCGTGGTTGATGCCGCCGAAACACCGAGCGCAGAAGATGAAGCGCTCGGTGTCCAGGCTTTGAACGACATGCTCCGCGGGTGGGTTGCGGATGGTGTCGATTGTTTGATGCAGGATGAGTTAGTTCGCAACGATACGTTCGTGTTCTTCGTGCCTCCGAAAGCAGCGACTGCTGTGCTGATCGACGCGTTGTCATATGTCAGCACCTGGGATGCGTCGGCAAATTCGCCGGCACTGGCGTCGAGCAGCGGCACGAAGGGGTATGTCTACCGGGTGTCGACGGCAGGCAGCACCACGCTGGATAGCGTGACGAGCTGGGCAGCGGGTGAATTTGCGGTTTTCGACGGTGCGGCATGGGTCAAGGCTCAACCAAGCCGAAGGCACGAGGCCGGTGTTATCGCAATGTTGGCCGTGCGATTGGCCGAAAGTTTCGGGGTTGCGCCCGGCGCAGTGCTGGCACGGGACGCGTCAAATGGCTGGACCAGTATTCAGGCTGATTTCATCGTTCCTGCGGCCAATACGTTTGACATTGGCATAGTGCGCGTGCCGTCACGGCGCTACGGTGAAATTATCTGATGTCCGTTCCCATCCCCCTCGCCTATCGCAGCGCTGCCGGTCGGTACGGACAGGACGGCGCGGCAAAACTCATGAATTTTTATGCCGAAGAAGTCGGCGACGAGGGCAAGGCCAAGGTGGCGCTTTATCCCATCGGGGGGCTGGCGCCGTTCGCGACACTCACAGGAGCCGGCGGCATACGTGCTCTACTCGCGCTAAGCGATGACGAGCTGATCGCCGTGGCCGGCCGCGTGCTATCGCGCATCGACTCGGGTGGTGGTGTGACGGCGCTCGGTGGCATCGTGTCCGATGGCCTTGTGACGATGGCGCGCAATCGGGCGAACCCCGTACAGTCGATGATCACCTGCGACGGCGCAACCAGCGTGCTGCAATCGGGCTCTCTGACATCGTTTACTGATCCCGATCTTGCGCCGGCCAATAGCGTGTCGTCGCACTCCGGCTACTTCCTGTGGACCCACGACGACGGAATGATTACTTTTGCCGGCCCTGACGAGATTAATGTCGACGCGCTCGACATTTTGACAGCGGGCACCAGCCCTGACCGGCTTATGCGCGGCTACTCGCGCGGTTCGGATTGGCTGGCCTTCGGAGCGCGCACGGTTGAAGTGTGGAATGAAACCGGCGGCGATAGTGTGTTTACGCGCACGACCACAGTCAACATCGGTTGCCTGTCTGCGGCCAGCGTGGCGGACATCGATACTACGGTCTGCTTTGTTGCCCACGACGGCACTGTGCGCGTGCTCAATGGCTACACGCCGGAGCGGATCAGCACACACGAGATCGAGCGGCTTATTGCGAGCGATGCCAGCCCGTCGAAGATTCACGGCTATGGCTGGACTGAGCGCGGGCATCGGTTTTACGGATTGACCGGCAGCACCTGGACCACGGTCTACGACATGACCACGGGCGGTTGGCATGATCGCAAGAGCGACGGCCTGTCGACGTGGCGCTGCGGATCGGCGGTGCAGCTCGGGACTAAGCGCATCTTCGGGCACATCTCGAGCCCGTACCTGTATGAACTCAACCCCGATCTGCAGACCGAGGACGGCAACGAGATCGACTGCCACGTGATCTGCCCACCGATCCACGGCAAGCGGCTGCCGGTGTCCAACGTGGTGTTGGACGTGATTACAGGCGTCGGAACCGGCACGGGTGCAACGCAGAACGTCAACCCCGTGCTGCTTCTGGATTACAGCGAAGACGGGGCCAAGACCTGGAGTTCTGAGCGTCAACTTGCACTTGGCGCGCAGGGCCAGACGCAGCGCAAGCTCAAGGCAACGCGGCTAGGCCGGATCAGTGACGTAGGCCGCTCCTGGCGGATGCGGTGCACGGCCAGCGTAGTGCGATGCATCATGGGCGCGAGAATGAACGATGACACCTGAAGTGTACGCTCAGTTCGCGCTGATCGCGCGCAATCTGTCGCTTGCGGCTCCAAGCCCGCAAGAGCCGTTCGGGTCGCCAGCGTGGGTGCAGTTCCTTCAACGCGTCGCCAAGGCCACGGGGTAAACCATGAGCTTCCTGAAGGATTTTTTGAAGATCACCAGCCCTGCTTACGCAGTGACGAGCTTTTTGGGTAATCAGAAAAAGTCGGCAATGAGCGCGGCCGATCAAGCCGCGGCAGCGCAGGCCGAATACACCAACGCTGGTTATGGCAAACAGCGGGAAGAGCTGGG